GTCAAAGCCAGTAACAAAATTAAATTAAAAGATTTAAAGAAGTATATTACTTTTGCACAAATGTTCTGTGACAATAGATTTACTCAATATACGATATGCTTTGCTTTTAAAGATGGACTTAAATTCAAATCAATAGATCAAATATTAAGATTGTTGCCACAAGCAAAGATTCAAACTTGGAATGATGGTATAGAATATTATCTATTACCAATTTAATGAAATGTGTTTGATATTTCAAATTCAATGTCATCTTCAAAATCTATTTTTTCGTATTCCCATTCAACGCCAGTAATTCTTAGTTTAGTAGTTTGTTTAAGTGATGCCAAAAAATTAATGGCATTAGGAAAAGTACCAGTATCAAAAAACCTAACATAAGCAATATCATCAACAAAGCTATCATCATTGTTTTTAACAAAGTTAATAGCATAAGTGACTAGGTAGCAGTTCATTTTTTAGTAAATGCGTCAATGCTTGGTTTAAGTCCGTAGATTGCACCAAAGATACCAACGATCAACCATTGATACCAAGAAGGAAACTTACCAAAGTAATCAAAGAATAAATCTAGTTTAGCTTTAATATTAATATCATCACTAATAACTGCATAAGATAAAACAAGTATAGGAATGCAAACTACAATCAAAACGAACTCGTCTTTCCAACTCTTATCTTGTTGATCGTAGACATCTCTTTGATATTCAATCTCACCATTAGCCATTCGTTCATAGTGTCTTTTTTCTGCTTCTGATTCTAATAGTTCTGATTGTTTGTGGTTTTTATAAATCTCAGCACCAGTTTTAAAAATAGTTGGTATTAGATTCCACCACATATTAATCTACTGCTGAAATATTAATCTCACCTGCACCCCCACCATGTGCTATGAAAGCAACTTTTTGACCAGAAACAAATGTAAAAAATTCTACATAATTTGGTGGCACAAGTAAATCTTCTTCTGTTGCAGTCGGATTAGCACCAAATTTAATATGACAATGTGTAGTTGTTGATATTCTAATTAATCCTGAACCAGTAGTAATAACTCCTGATTGTACTGATGAAGAACCAACAGTATGTGTTTCTGGTGCAAAATCTGTATCTATTGTTGTTGCCCCTTGTGCTAACGCCATAATTATATATTTACTGATTCCATCGCTGTTACAGTCGCAGTTCCAGTTGTTGCTACTAATCCTAAAAGAGCAACTTTATCTCCACTTGCCATTTTAAAAAAAGATACTGACGAAGCTGGTAGAAGTGTATCAGCAGTCGTAGCAGTCGGTGTTGTAGCTATTTTCATATAACAAGCATTAGTTACTGCAATTCTAACAATACCATTAGATGTTGTTACTGCATTTGTTGTTGCTACTGATGTGTTTGTTAAACTTATTAATTGGCTTGAATAACTTGAATTATCTATTTCTTGTATCATTGTTCTCTAAATGTTCCTTTTATAGTGTTTAAACCATCAAAATACCCCTAAATTTTAACAAGTTAGAAGTTTTTGAGGTAGCCCTCTATTAAAAGCCACAATGCTCTAATAATGGGTTTAAATTAGATTTAACGCTATTTGCTACTTTTAGTGCTTTCTATCAGTAGTTCTATGTAATGTTTTGCTTTAAGTAAGTCATTAACACCACCCTTCTCTTTAAATCTTAAAATGTACTTTAATATATTTCCTTCTACGAATCCAATGTTATTTTTAATGATAAATTCTACTGGTTGAATCTTGTATTTTAAATAGTGATTTCCACCTATTTGTTTTTTAGATGACTTCATAAATAGTTCTTCCGTTAGATTTGTATGCTCGTAAATACATTTTACGATTGTTGCCTTTGTTATAAGAGATATGCACCCACCCACTGTTAATTTCTTCTGGTTTCCAAAATTCTAAAATAACTTGATCGTATTCTAAATGATTAACTACCCAGTCAGCAAGTTCTTTGTTCGGAACTCCTAATACTTCACAATCAACTGCCATTCCAAAAGCGTGTTGGCTAGTAATTGAAGAACCTATGGCTTTGCAAAGTTCTGGTGATCTATAACCTGAGGTGATTTTTATATCGCCAAATTGATTTATTATTGGTTCAATAACTTCGTAAATTAATGTTTGTAGATTAATTAATATTTGATCGGTAGGTGCATTATCTATCCCTAACCTCGTAGCTGTTTCGCTAAACAGTAATTCTTTTATACTAACTTGCCTATCCATTTGCCTTCTTTGTTTAAAACACAAGGTGCTAACTTGGGTTGTGAATCTATTATTAAACCAGTTCCAATTATAAACCTAGTTTTAAAATTTTTAGCATATTCAAAAGCTAAAGACTTTTGATCTATTAAACAACCAACTTGCATTCCCCAGAACAAATTATCTGGATTTGCCCAATACTCAATTTTAAATTTTGTATGAAAATGTCCTTGCACACAATTCATTCCATTAGTTTGTGAAACTTTTAAAACGTCAGCAGATCTTCCGTGAGTGAATAAGCATCTTTGCTTATTTGGTAAAGTAATAGTCAAGTCATCTGCCCACTTCCATTTCTTAGTTCCTAAGAACTCTCCATATTCTTTTAAATATGCTCTTGGCATACCATGTTTTAATGCACGTCTATAAACCATTGATGAATGGTTAGAATCTATTTCTATAAGTTCAGGGAATATTGATTCAAGTTCTTTTACATAATCTTTTGCTTTAACAAGTTCGTGTCCAGCAGAAAACAAATCAGGGTTTGAATCGTGGAAACTTAGTGCGTGATGATCTAGCAAATCACCAATAGACATTACGAATGTAGGTTTGTATTCCTTCTTTAATGCTTTTAAAAAATCAAAAGAATCTTGCCTATGATAAGGCAAATGCAAATCTGATATAACCAGAATCCTTCTTGTGTCCATAACTAACTGTTAGTTGTATTCGTATTAATTGGCAATACTTACTTAGCCAAAAATATAGTGATTAAAGCCAACGATAAAGCACCAAGTCCACAAAGAATAGACCAGAATAAAGATTCTACTTTTTTCTCCAGCTTATAAACTGAACAACCAAGTATTTTGATTTCTCTTTTAATTCCTGTAATATGCCCTTTAAATGTAAGAGATTGTAATTCGTCTAATTTTTTTGTCATTGTCTTTATCAGTACACTTACAAGACTTCAAAAGACAACAACTGCCATCAGCTAATCTATAAATGCACATTAAATATTGTGCAGTCCTTTTATCAGACAATTAAGTTTAGATAAAGTCTATTTATTAAAAGTCTTTTGTATGTCCGAATAGAAGTCTTTGTAAAACTTTTGAACATCTTTTAAGTATGTTTCGTAGTTTTGTTTTAGTTCTTCGTAAGTCGGTAGTTTAAATGTGAACATTTTATTCTCCGTTAGTTTTTTATAATATAATGGTGCAACGCACAAAAATCAAGACTACTTGATGTTTAAATGTATCTTAATTGATTCTATAAAGTCGTTTATTGCTAACTCGTATTTCCAACCAAGATAAACTCCTAAGATAATACCTAATATAAATGTAATCATATTATTTAAACTGTTTTCCTGTTACCCAAGTTACTAATGAGTTACGTTCACCTTTAGTTACTGGCATAACTTCGTGTAATACATAAGATGGAAATATAATTAATGTTCCTTGTGCTTTGTCCATAACATTAGCTTTATCATCATCACCATCATAAAGTTTAAGTTCACCACCTTCATAATCTTCAGGATTTGTAAGTTGAATAGATATAGATAATTTTCTAACTCCCATATTGATTCCTCTATCAACGTGCTTACCATATTTGCCAGATGGTGCTTCGTAATTTGTAAATTGGAATCCTTCGTTTAGACCAAACAAATCAAATTTAAAAAATCTTTCATTAAGGTTTAATGTTATGTCTGTAACTCTACGAAATACCCAATCAATACCATCAACTGGATATAACCAAGATATTTTAGAATCTCTAACATCTGATTCTCCTTTAGTAGTTCCTTTTATTAAACCTTTATTTTTTGCTGTGTTAATTATTGTTTCACATTCTAATTTTGAAAATGCGTTATTCCAAAATGCGTAAAGATTTATTTGATCTAATTCAAAATTCCAAGATGAGTTTTCAAATTTAGGTTGTTTGATTATTTCTTCCATGTACCTTCCTTTTTTAAAAGATACTATACTTCTACTATATCCCAAGTCAATGTTGATTCATTCCAAGAATACATATTATCATCATTTGGATAAGCAACAGGTGCGTTCCAAAGACAAGTATCTTCGTTTAATA